AAAGTGACCGTGGACTTACGTTCTTTGAACATAGGCATCCGTGGATCATTTTCGCGCATATAGGTGTTATCTACTGATTGCATTTGCGCTTCCGCTTGTTGGCGATAGTACGCATTACGCTGTTCAGTAAACTCCACGGGTGTTTTGCAAAGTAATAGACCACTGACTTGAACGCTATCTGGAAACTGTGCATGACTGCTAGATCCAAACAAACGGATTTCAGGATGGTCAGAAGCCTTTACAGGTTCCCAGCCCTCGCGCAGTTTTGAAGAGATATTGGTAGCGTCTTCCTTATTCAAGGTACTAACACGGATCCAACGAAAAGCATAGCCCGGCTCTGGATGAGGATCAGGCAAGAGCTGGGGCGGCATCCAATGTTTTGGACGGGCAACAGCCTCACGGCTTTCAGTTTCACGTTTAGCGCGAGTTTGAGTTTCAGACATATCAATTACCTTTTCTTAATTCTGCAATTTTTTGAGCCATAAGTTCGTGGGATACACCAAACTTTTTAGCCATCGTTACCTGAAATGGAGTGAGCCTGATCTTGGAAGATGAGGTGCTCCTTGTCGCAGGTGCGACGACATTCGATTTTTGACGAGGAGCGGAACTCTGTTGAGTTTCCGTTTCGTTGTTGTCCAGACCGAAGTTCTCTGGAAACACTTGGCGAATTCGCGAATTTATCTTCGCATAATAGTCGTCGGAGTTAGGGTCAATACCATTCTTAATGAGCTTGGTATGCAAGCCCAGAGCAAAGCTGGTCATCTCATCATCACTGCCGAACCAAGAATTCTCGTTTTGCCATCTTGCAGCTTTAGGGTCTGCTTGCGGCTGGCGAGGGACTTCCCTAGGTGCGATTTTTACATTACTTTCTTCATCTTGTAAAGCAGGTTTGAAATTATTTACACGATCCATTTTAATTTTGGCCGATGTCAATAACTCCTGAGCCTCTACCAAAGCATCAGAATCACCTGATTCGTAGGCTAATTTGTAGCGTCTTTTGGCATCATCTACCTCATTGGACACTACTTTCTTAGCCTGTTCTAGTAGGGCGGTCTGCCCCACATTCAAAGAACCTTTGAGTTTTTTGTTCTCTTCGGCAATAGATTGGGCAAAGGCTAAGGCTTCGTCCTTCTCTCTGGCGGCTTCTTCTGCACGGCGGCGTTCGTTGTGAAAACCAGATTGCAAGTCGGAAATACGTTTCTTAACTTTTTCGTCGTATTTCTCAATTTCATCATCGTCATTAGATTGAGTAGGTTTTGTTTCTTTTGTAGAGGTTTCAATTTCTACATCCACTCCGCCATCGTCTTCAACCTCTGGTTTCTTCTCCACCTCATCTGGAAAACTAAATTCTTGCTTTTCAATTTCGGCCATGAGTTACTCCTTAAAAGTTTGGTCGTTGAATTCCACGGGGATCCTGGACTACTGCCTCAATGCTGTCATCATTGATTAGTCGCCACTCGGTACCGTGAATTTTCATACGTGTCCCAGTATTGGGGCGCGTAATGATGAAGTCTCCAACTTTGCAGGAAGCGCCTGAAGGAAATCGCTTTTCGTCTTTAAAAGCGTCTGGGCCAATTTTGGCTACAAACAAGACGGGAGAAAGCAATTCTTCGTGGTGCATTGCAGTTGCAGATTTTAGGATGCCAGTTTCGCTAAATTCCTCTTCGGCTTTTGGGAGCATACAAAGAATATGGTAAGTAACGGGATCGGGCACCTGTCTTGCTTTTTCCTCTGGTTCTTTGTTTAGAAGACCAGAAAGATCAACAGCAGACACATCGTATTCACTCATCGTCATCATCCTTAATTTTTCTTAAAAGGTCATTTATCTCATACTGTGCGGTTCGTAGACCCTTGATTACTCCGCACATACCTTTGTAATCGGCATAGTCTTTAACCGTGCCGTCACATAAAGATCCACTTAAATCCTGAACCCGTTCATTGATTTTTTGGTTTAAAACATCAAATATCTTCAATTCCATGACAGTTCTCCGTCCTTAAAACGATTATTTCCTTGCCATTTTTGTAATGACATCAGCTTTAATCTTCTGTTCAGTCTGTTTTTGCTGGGATTGCAGGCGCATAACCTCTCTTTGGCCCTCTGCCTGGATCCTTTGTGCATCAATTTGCAATCTAGCCTGAGCTAAAGCCATATCAGCCTGATCTTTAGCCGCTTTACGGGCAACTTCATCGCCTTTAATCTTCAATTCAGCCTGTTGCATCTGAATTAAGGGGTCTTGCGCCTGTTGTTGAGCCTGTTTTTGCTGCGCTTCTGCCGTATTCTTCTGTAAAAGCTGGGCACTTGCCTCTGCAATGAGCTTTGACAACTGAACTTCCACATCTTCTGGCAGTTTTTCGTTGGGAGGAGGAAGCGGTACGCCCATTTGCTCTTCAATTTTGCGTCTGTAGAGGAATCCAAGGTGTTCTGCAATGTGCGCCTGAACAGCGGCCATCATTTGCTGAGCCATTGGGTTCTGTCCCATCGTCGCCGCAATCATTGGATCTTGCATAAACGTCGTATGAGCCGCAATGTGAGCATCTTGATCCTGATAAATAAACGCTTTAGTAGGTTCACCCTTCAAAAACGCCATGTTCTCAGAGATAGGATCGCGTGGCTCTTCATCGTCCGGAGTTGGGACTAGCTTCTCGCCATTCTTAATACCTAAAACCTCAATCATCTGACGATGTAGGTTGGGTAAATTGTAAATCTGAGGAGCTTGTTGAGCCATCTGCATCACAGCTTGGTACTGCATGATGCGCTGAGCCATAGTCGAGCTATTAGGATCAGACACGGGGATCACATCCACCATGTCATAGTCTTCCTGCTTCGCCATCTTGGTGCCAGAGGTGGGTTCGTACTCATACTCTGTAGGAGCATAGTCACGAATGATCGCCTTTAGGATCTTGAACTCTTGCTTCATAGAGTAGTGAACCCGAGCCTGCACCGCAGACATCGTTTTCAACTGACGTTCTAATAGAGCTAGAGTCGTACCAACGGGAGCATTAGCGCTCATGTCACTGACGTTCATGTCAGCAATAGAACCTAGACGGCGGCCTTCTTCGGTTACCTTATCTAGTAAAGCGGCCAAGACTTGTGACGGCTCCTTATAGGGGAGCATCATTATGTTGTCTTTGATAGACCCACTCGGTACGTCTACGTCGCGGAACTCACCTGGTGCAATAGGAGTGTCATCTCCTTTAACCCGTAGTCCACGGGATTTCATGCCTCCTGGTAAATTACTTAGTGTGCCAGCGTCAATGAGTTGTCTAATAATAGAAGTACCGGCTCGGGCATAACCACCAATAAGGTGTATGAAACCAAAGCCATAAGCACCAAAGCCAGGTACATAGTCATACTGGACAAAGTGCTGACGCTTAAGACGTTTCTTATCCGCCTCATTCCAGTTCCTGTAGATAGATAGAATTTTATTAGTTCCAACGTCAATCGTGATGATGTAAGGTAAAGCAATACCGTCTTCATCTTCATAGCCAGGTAAATCATAGTCAACTTGAATCTCATAAATTTGGTAGCGGTCGTCATCGGTTACTGAGTAACCCTGTTCATCCGCTTTTTTCTTTTCTACGTCAGTGTGTAGATTACTGGGTTCTCCTAGCTCTACGTCACAGTAGAAGCCAGCTACCTGTAGTTTCTTAAGTTCATTCTTAGACTTACGCATGATGTGAGTCACACGTTCAGCAGTCCTAGAATTACTAGAGCCGTAGGGAATAATCACATCCTCGGCGGGAACGTAGACAGAAGTCTGCCGTCCTAAAGAAGGATCGTAGTAGACCTTCTTAAAAGCTGAGCCAGCTAGACCTAAGTTAAACAACATTCGCTCATGCTCAGGTCGATACTCAGGCATCTCCTCTGTGAGCTTGTAGTTCATGTCCTCTTGGACGCGAGCGGCAGCCTCAGTTTTAAGACGATCAATTGCGCCAATGATTTCCGTTTTGACAGGGCCTGCAGCGGGGAAAGTCTCAATAATAGTTTCGCTCTGGAAGCGAACAGCGGCCTCGGTGAGGATCGTGGAGAACACACCACAAGCTCCGTTCCACGGCTCAGTTCTTTCTTCATACTTCATCCCCAAAACGTCTAGACCTTTAACGTACATCTCAACCCAATCCTTACGGGATGTGATGTCGCTGGATACGTCTTCTACCAGATCAGAGCCAATCGTAGCTAGTACGCTGTCATCTATAAACTCAGCCAAGTTATCGCTAAACTCATCTTCATTTTCTGGAGGAGTTAAGTCAATTTCAATCCCGTCTATCTCAATAGACATAGACTCAGGATTCTCAACCTCAATCTCAATTGCTGGTTCCAGAGTTTCAAGACCTTGTGGCATTGCGTATAAAGATTTTTCCATGAGAGCCTCAATAGTAAGTATGTTTTTTTCTAAAGCCAATCAGGTCTTCGCGCTCGTCTGAGTCGAGTCTTAAAAACCCACCTTGTCTGAAACGAATCAAAGCTTGTACACAAGCATCAACCAAGTCATCATGCTCAGCGTTCGGAAAAGCCGCCATCTGCTCAACTAACTCGTGCGCCCACCTCGTATCAGGTGCCCATACTTTACCCGACTTGAACAAATCAGTCACCGAGTTTAGACGTACAAACTTATCGTTCCCTCTAGACGGGGTGTATTCACTAACAACAATCCCCATCCGTCTTAATTCAAATATCAGCGGTGCGCCAGCCGCTTTAGCCTCAACCACAAAAGCATCCGGCTCCCAATCTTTATAGTGGTTAAATGCTTTTTCCTTTAACTCAGGAAACTCCATCCTTTTCTGAAAAGCATCTAAGACAATAATGTTTATATCCTCTGGGTTTTCATTTAGATGAAAAACTCCCAAAGTCACACAGGCCGAGTAGTCTGATCGTTCATTCTTAGTAAAGGCTGTATCCCAAGACTGGATGATAAATTCACACCGAGGAGGGTCTTCCTCCGGCCAGACTTTCCACCAGTCTCTTTTTACTAAAGCACCCTCTTCGCCCGTAGGAGTTTGTTGGTACTGAGCATTCCACTTACTTATAGGGAGTTCTTCCCTTAAAGCAGATAATTCTTCTAAGCTCCAAAACTCAGGCCATAGAGGATTTCCACTGGGCATGATCGCTGGGAGTTCGATAACTTCCCACTCTTCACCCTTATCCCTACTAGCCGCATCCTTGATGATTCTACCTGTTAGGTCTTTCTCTCCCCAACGGGTCATCACAATCACAATCGCGCCGCCCGGCTGTAGTCGCTGACGGGGGCCAGATGTATACCACTCATACACCTTGTCAAATACTTCAGGGTTCCCTTGAGCTAAAGCGGCCTCTTGTTCAGAATGGGGATCGTCAATAATTAACAGATCAGCACCCTTACCAGTAACCGTTCCACCGACTCCAATAGCGAAGTACTCTCCACCACCATTAGTCGCCCACCGGCCTGCGGCTTTACTGTCCTGCCTAAGAGCTACATTGGGGAAGACTTTAGCATACTGTTCTGAATCAACCAAGTTACGAACCTTACGTCCGAATCCTACGGCCAGATCAGCCGTGTTAGAACACTGAATAACTTTCTTATGGGGGTTCTTTCCAAGGAACCAGCTTGGCAATAAGTAACTTGCAAATTCAGATTTAGTATGGCGCGGTGCCATATTGATAATCAATCGTTTTATTTTCCCGCTGGCGATGTCTTCAAACTTCTTAGCCATGAGAGAGTGATGCCTACCAGCCACAAAGCCAGGCCACATATTACGTATATAGTCCATAAAGGAAGCATGGCACTTCTCTCTCTCAAGGGCGCTCTTCCACGCATCCACCTCGTGAAATATCAACTCTTGCTCATTCTCAGGCAGTGTCTCTATAAACTTCTCTAAACTATTCATCAAGTTTACCCATGTAGACTCCAACGTTGGAGTGTAGAAATCAGAATGAATACTTTCATTCTAAAGTTCTGAAGTTAATGTATACCGGCCTTATAGTTCTTCCTCTGCCAGCCTGCTTCTTAAGCACACCCAATTCACACAGCCGATTGACAATTTTCATCGTGTTAGGCAAAGACGATTTACCCCGCTGATAAGCAATGTCTCTAAGAGAAGGGCTGTATCCAAACTCCTTCCACCACTCATCCACAATTAAAAATACTTCCCTCTGAACCTTAGTCATATCCTTCTCCCAGCATTCCTCATAAGTCGGTAACTTGCGAGGCGCAATCATTTTCCGATTTGTATACACCTCCCCCCACTTCATTTTGGATCCTCTATGGGGGGGTCTTCCTCAGATTGAGGGGTGGGGTCATCCCAATCTAATTCAGTTAGGGGTGGGTCTGATAAATTTTGGGATGGTTTGGGTGGAATAGTATGTAATGTGTGTAGGGTACCTGGCTCCACATCTTGGGGGGTGCCCACTGGGTGGGTGTCGCCATCGCCCACTTCGTCAACGGGTGCCGCCAACTCCATCAATAGAGAATCCGCGTCGATCACTGTCGCATCTGTCGCGTTCGCTTTCATCATGTCGCGAAGCTTCGCCAGTAGCTTGCTCTTTGCGTCTTCGCTAGATGTGATCACCCGCGTTTCTTTGCGCTCAGTGAACGCCGCCACTTCCGTTACAGTGCCCAAAGTCTTAGCCGCCGCTATTTTCACCGAGTCTTTTACCTCAGGGTCGATCATTGTTTGCACAAGGGTTTGGATCACCAACGCCCGCAAGCCCGCAGGGGTTTGATATTCCGCCGCCTGAATTGCCCCTTCCATTGCTTGGATAGTCGCTTGAATATCGGGACGCTTGCGGAGTTTGTAAGCGTCGTTTGCATTTGTCTTCGGCTTTCCCTTGCGGTTATACGCCTTGCGGATAGCTTCCGAGCCAGTCGATCCCATTGCAACCTCTTTACAAAACTGTTTTTGTTTATGCGTTAACGCCTTACCCGAAACGCCCAATATGGTTTGCATTGGTATTTGTTCCAGTCCTTCGCGTATCTGTGATCTTGAGAGTTTCATGCTTGCATTGTAGGGTAACAAGATAAAAAACTGCAAGGCTTCGCCTTTAAAGCCCCGCGCCCTTCAAAATTCCGATCGCCCAAAAACCTGGTTTTTCATACAGTACTGGATAAAGGATCAGTGCTTTTATTAGGGTTTCCGATATGTTTTATTGTAATAAACTGTAAAGAAGTGCATAAAAGTATGGTACAAACGGCGTCAGGGAATGACCCCTGCAACCCACTAAGGAACCCACCATGCAAGAAACCATCCGCGCCATGAGCCGCAACCTTTCCCCCAACTGGGAGATTCTCTCCCACCTTATGAGCGAGGGACTAAGCCGCTCCGCCGCCGTTCGCGCCATTACCGCCGCGCTCCGATTGCCCGCCGACGAAGTGGCGGACATGATCGACTCATTCGAAAACAACGTCTAAGGAACCCGACCAATGAACTCCCATATTTTTGACATTCGCGACAACCTCAAAATCTTTGGCTTCCATTACGTTCTATGGACTGAAGGTTTATCCATTCGCACCCTTTACACCATTTGGTGCGCGTATGGAATGATTCGCCACGACCGCGCCGCTTTATCCCTGAAAGGTCAATTATGAAAAACATCCCCAAATCTTTGCATACTGTCAGCGCATGGGTGAATGTCGCCCGCCACTTAGCCAGTCAAAACGGGCTTTCCCCCAACAACGCCGCCCACGCCGCCGCCCATATCTTGGGACTGGAAGAAATGTCAGACACCTACGCCCTGCGCGAAGCAGTCATTAAACAACTCGAAAAGGTCAAAGCATGAACACGCCAAAATGTTATCTGTCAACCTCCCGCGATGTATGGCGGGTAATCTTGCAAGAGATGCCCTTATGCGCGGATACCACAAAAGAAAAAGCAATTGAATGCGCGAAGACTTTCCGCGTAGAACTCGCGCCCGTCTATTGGGACGGCGAGGCGGGCGACTTTAAACCACTTACAAACTGAAAGAAAACACCATGCAGATCACTGTAACCATTCGCGAAATTTACGGGATAAAAACAGTCTACCCCGTATGCATTACGGCGAAGGTTTTCGCCAGTATTGCAGGGACTAAAACCCTAACGCTCGCAACCCTCAAGAAAATTGAAGCTTTGGGTTATTCCATCATGCAACAAACTGAGCCGCTCGCGCTCTGAAAGGTAAACCATGAGCCACACACCCGCACCATGGAAAATTGACGGCGCAATTAGCACCCGCGTTCTACTGATAAATGACGCGAAAGGCTACGCCATAGGGGAAATTGTAGACACCCGCAACCCTGCCAATGCGCGACTTATTTCCGCCGCGCCCGACCTACTGGAAGCCCTGTTAACCGCCCTCCCATTCGTGGAAGATCACGAAGACAGTCGAATTTATAAAGGCGGCGCAGTCGCCCACACAATCAAAATCATTAGAGCCGCCATTGATAAAGCCACCAACGAAGGAAACGCAAAATGATGACAACAAACCAAAAAGCCGAAGCTTTAGCCGTAACTGTAAACAATGACAGGGAAACCTACAAACGCCGCCAACACTTAGCCGCCATGAGTTTCTCTCAGAGGGTGCCCGAATATGCGGAGATTGTGAAAGAACAAGCCGCCAAAGAACGCACCCAATTCAAAACAAAATACACCCGCGCCGATGTAAACGAAGCCGCCGATGTTGCCCTGTTTTATGACCGCCAACACATGATTGAAATCATGCGCGACAAGGTAGCGGCAGGTGACCGCATAACCGCGCGAGGTAGAAAATGGTTTGATAAAAACGGCGGCAACACTTACCACAGTGTGAGGATGACTGTCGGCGGCGTATCGGTTTATTTGTCCTACACCTACGGCTACGATGACCAATGGAAGCAAACCGCCATTGACTGGCTTGTCACGATGGGCATTATCGAAACCCAAAAATACGATCACGGCGGCACAAAATACCGCGAACTTTACGACATGGTTTTATGGGGCGAAGCCCCCTATGGACTCAAGCGCGAACTATAAACCAAAGGAAAACACACCATGAAAATCGAATTAAAAGCCCTCAAATATTCAGACTTCGCCAGTCAGGAAACGCATTGTTTTCACGCCAATATTTATATTGACGGGAAAATGAAAGGCACCGCCGACAATGACGGGCGCGGCGGAATGACGACAATCAGACCATGGCAATTACACAATGAGATCAAACTACACACGGACAAAATCCCGCCAAGAATCGTCAAATACGGCGACACAGAAATGAGCCTTGATACTTCGCCCGATTCTTACATTGACGAATTGGTGACCCTCGCGCTACATGAAAAGGATTTGAAACGCGCAATGAAGACGCGGATTCTATTCACACGCGAAAACCAGGTTTTTGAGACTCAAAAATTACCTGCGGCACAAATGGCGGCAGACTTTAAAAACCCACATCTAAAAGAGAGACTCAAGGCAGACAAGATTTTGAATCTTCTGCCAGTCGCCGAAGCTTTGAAACTCTACGCGGCGAGGATGCGATGAAAATTTGGGAGCAATACACAGAAGACGGCATAAACGATTTAGCCCGCGAAGCATTAGACGCGGCTTGTCTACTGATACAGGAGCGGCTCGGCGTAGAGACTGGCGACCTCGCGAGTATGTTTTTTGACGATGACCGCGTAGAGGATAGCCTGAGAAATTACATCCGCTCCGAACTACATTGGGCACAATATGAAGACTGAAAACGAATACATAAAGGCGGGCTACCGCTACGAAAAAACCAAGAGCAACGCACAAGCCCACAAGCTTAGGGCGTGGCTTGTCTCCGAGGTTGAGCAAAACCAAGAGTTTAAAAGCTTAATTCTGCGGCTGTTTGAACAAGGCAGATCGGAGGCACGACTAGCATAAGCACAGATAAATTAAAAAACCCTTGACAACTTATAATGTACCTGATACATAGGCAACATACCAACCACACAGGAGAAAAGAAATGTACGAAGTAATCGAACACAAAGTATGGAAGCACACCAACGGGCGCACCGCCTCGCTTTATGGTTCAGTTCCTTATTTGTCTGCCGAAGAAAAGCTGAACTGGAAAGTTGAAACAGTCGGCTTTACTGTACGCAACAACCACACAAACACTGTCGGCATTGGTCGCAAACCTTGGGCAACCAAGGCAGAGGCTGAAGCTTGGCTGAATTCACACCAGTAAGGAGAAACAAAATGTTACAACTTGACAGATTTAATGTACGCATCGTGAACAACGGCGAGAAATACGGGCGCGAGTTTTGCCTGACGCATGACGAAGATAAACCAATGGTGGAGTTTTACGACCGCCGCTATCCGCACACGCAATATGGGCAGTTTGTGAGCCGCTACTACGTTGGCACCCTGCTTGGGCACGATGGATTTTATGGAGGTGAACCGACTGGCGGGCTTTGCTTGGATGGCGGGAACCCCAATTCATGGACTGTATCCGCCGAAGACATGATTTTGGTTCGCGCCTACCTTCAGGCAATGACAGGCACACCCATGCAATTAGATGAGCCTTCCCCCAAGGCTATTAAGTGGGAACTCAGACTTACATGGAGCGATGGCGAAGTGGAAGTGATGAGCAAATCCCTGCCCGCATCATTGTTTAATGAGATTCAGCAACACATCGTTGACTTGGAAGACCTGCGCGAGCAAGACCCTGAAATGTACTTTTTGGAGAACGGGAAATAAACCATGTACCTGATTGACGCAACAAACCAGGAAATTCAAGCCCAAGCACAACGCAAGGGCTACACGTTTAACGATGCGGATTGTGAAGAACTACGCCGCGAAGCTTATGAGGGTGAAACACTTGAAGAAGTGTTAGCCGATTACCTAAAACGATATGAAAGGTGAACCATGAAACCCTACGATGTAATCATTAGAGCGATCATTGTTAAATCAATTCGCGTACAGGCTGAATCAGACGAGGAAGCAATCGAAACCGCGCACGAACTGTTCACATCAGATTGTGACGACCAAGAACTGAGATACGAACAAGAAACGATAGATGTTTTACAACCCGAACTAATCACAGGAGAATAATCATGGGCTTTTTTTCTAAAACCTGCGCTAAAACAAATCTGCCAGTCGTTGCTGACTGCAAGGGACTGCCACGCCTCAATGAGATCGTGGTTCTGCTTCCCAATGGTAAGAAACTTGAAGGATCATACGATGGGTATGGCAGGGTTGGCGGCATCAGTTTGATGCCCAATGGATACATAGAAAAAGAATGGAACGCCATTAAGTTTGTGCTCAAGGACAAGTATGCGGGCGAATCCTACAAAGAGTTAGGCAAATCAGGAGATGAGTTGGCACAGGGCTATTTCATGTCCGACCGCTTTTTACTTTACTGCATGAAAGTGGGTTCGTTTGCAAGCTATGCCGACTACAAGAAGGCGATGCTCAAGTATGGAGATTGGATATGAACATCGAAGATTGCTATCACTACATAGTCAACAAAGAAACTAATCGGACTGTCGGCGAGTATAAAAACTACGCCGAAGCATACGCAGCCTACGAAAAGTTGGGCACAGGCAACGATGGCATGAGCAGTCACGCCATTGGAGTAGTTGAGGTGTACGACAAAGAAGCCCGCACTTATGTGCCTAAGAAAAACCAGGAGAAATCAAATGCCTAATTGGTGCAACAACGAAATGACAATCTCACACGCCGACCCATACATGATCCAACGGGCGGCAGACGCATGGAACAGGGGGGAATTCTTAAGTGACTTTATCCCTGAACCGAAGTACATTGAACCGACAGAAGGCGGCGGGCAGATGCCTGACTGGTGGCACTGGAGGATCGCCAACTGGGGAGTCAAGTGGGACTTAGGCAAAGGCAAGTACAACGAAGAAGCAGAAGTTCAGAATGGTAGCTTCAGTGTAGGGTTTGAAAGCCCTTGGTCGCCGCCAGTCGAAGCTTATAAGAAGTTGGTCGAGATGGGGTTTAAGATCGAAGCCTACTACTTCGAGGGTGGCATTGGTTTCTGCGGCTCATTCATTGAGTACGACAATGAATATTCCCTAGAGGGTCTGACTCCCGCGCAGATACGCAAGCGAATCCCTTCTAAGTTAAACAAGATGTTCGGCATAGCCGAGTGGTACGAGGAGATGTTAAGTGAGCAATAATCAAACCCGCAAATACCCGCGCACCATGAACGAGGCATTTCCCAATTCGCCTGAGTACGCACAGGCTATTGAGAGATGCGACACACACGCAGGATCAGGTTTGTTTGAGTTCATTCTGCTCCTGATTATCCTAGCCGCGCTCGCCTTTTCCATTGGCTGGTGGCTATGAAATACCGCGTTAGGTTACAAAGAACCTACGAGTTTGAGCTAGAGCTAGACGCAGAATCTAAAGAGGAGATAATGCGTTTAGTTCTAAGCACAGACGACACACCTGAAGCACACACTACTAGGATCGTGAGTATCAATGAAGAAGCAAGCCCTGTTCGCGATCTTTTTACATGAGATGGACGATGGCAGAGTCTTTGTCACCACCGATATTGTCGGTGAGGGAGAGTACATCTTTGACATAGGTTCTGACATCCTCCAAAGCATCAAGCTTATGAGCCAGTTAGATGACAATGTTCATCTAATCAAACCCCAAATATCACAATACTTTCAGTAAGCTCTGCCCGAATTGGAAATTGCCAAGCCTGACATGAGTGTCGTTGGCATCTTCCCCCACCACATCGCTCATCCAATACTTCCAACCGATCTCTTTAGCTACCCGCTCCCCTGTCCCGCTCGCATCGTTGTCAGCCACCACAATTCCAGGCTTCAGGTCTGCCGCGATCTTCTTCATGTTCCCTGCGCTAAAGCACACATGGATTACATACCTCCTCTTGAACCGCTTAAGCACAGACTGGATAGACAAGGCGGTAGCGTACCCCTCGCACAGAATATCCACGCCGCCGTTGTCGATCTTGATCTCGGCATTACTGGTTCTCTGACCATAGAGAAACTTCTTCCCGCCCTCTTGGTCAATCATCTGACAACCTACGAGATGACCCTGCACACGCATAGGCAAAATCAAAAACTGTTTGCCCTCATGCACCCAGACATAGCCCTCGCCATCAGGGAACCCCTTGCGTTTGAGATAGTCGTGCCGACCCAACTGACATGACTTCATTATGAAAGCCGCCTTGTTTGCCGCTTCCCTCTGGTCTGACCTTCGCTTATCCTCCACCGCCTGTAGATCACGGGCAATCTTAGCCCTGTCAATCTTGACTGGCGTATCCGGTTGCCACACGGACACCTCAGTATCCATCGCATGGTTCTGCACGAAGGCATGGTCACCCATGAACTTGACCGCGCCGTTCCTTTTGTTTGGATGGTCATCTGTTGGGTACCTACGCCACACCCCGATAGGTGGGGGCGAGTCGATCAGAATCCCGTGCGCTCTGCAAAAGTTAATCAGTTCCATCAGGCAGTCCACCATTGTTCAGCCATTGCATCAGCTATTCCCTGAAAGGTTTCGCTCCGAAGCTTCCACCTGTCATCGCTTGGCGGGAGATAGTGCAACCGCTCCCGCTTGTTCTTTGGAAGCTCCATCATCTGCGCTTTCACATCGTTGGTTGGATGAAGCACAGGCAAATTCTTTAACCACAAACAGGTAGCCTTCTGCTCCATGTGACCAAACATCCAAGGCTGAACGATCTGGTCGGGCTTTCTCCACAACCTAGACATGATGCAGATAGGGTTCTCAATCGCTATCCGTGGAATGTCAGACTTGGCAAGCATCATAAAGAACGAGGCACTCATCTGCTGAGAGCCATTCATTTTCTTCTTCTCAAACCAAGCCGCGCCAGACACAGACAAGTCGGTGCATGGTGGGTGGGCTATCATTAAATCCCAAGGGTAGTCCATCACATCCCGCACATCCCCTTGGTAGTGGGATCCAGGAGATTCCGTTGGGAGCAGGTCGCATGACATGGCCTCATGCCCCTTGGCAGTGAACGCATCACGCACACGCCCTGAGTATTCACACGCTACTAGAACTCTCATTGCTTCCTCTTAATCTGTCTGATGTACCGCTTGATGCCAGCATCTACAAAGTTAGCCACATCCCTGCTTGGAAGCTTGGGCATATCGTGCAACTGCCTCGGCCACACGCCGAACTTTTCTTTGTACACGTTCGCGGCTCGCCCGCTCGACCACCCTTGATTGTTTACATAGTATTGAAGCATCGACCAAAACTCCTGCTTCACATCCCGCGTAGCCATGTTAGAACCCAACTCAACCAACTCACCCTCTACCTCGGTGATCTTGTTCTTACGCTCACGCACATGACCACAGTTAAGACAAGAGTCAAGACGAGCAGGGAAGTAAGCCTCACACTTAGGACACTTGCACTCAGTCTTTTCCTTATCGCTTGGCTCGGTCTTGGCCTTCTCTTTCCCGTCATCCAGTACATGAACGCCGTTCTCAAACACATCGTCCCACTCCTCGCGGAACCGCATATAGTTTCCCGAATGGTCAAGCCACACCGCGTACTCCTTAGACGCATGACCACGCATAACCCGCCCCATCTGTTGGATGTGGGAGGAGAGAGACTTGGTGAAAGGTCTAGCCGATACGCCCATCAATACATCAGGCACATCAAACCCCTTGGTCAGAATGTCCGTGGCAATCAGCCCTTGGATTGTTGTATCAGGCTTAGAGAAGTCCTCAATTACATCCTTCTTAAACTGATCGTCATCTCGGTAGCTGATGCTGATGAAGTTAAACCCCGCCTTGGCAAACTCTTGGGCTAAGTGAGCACCATGAGCCACACCCGAACAAAAGACAAGGGTCTTGACTGGCTTGCCAAATATCTCATTGGTCTTGCGTACCCACGTAGCAACAATGTCGCCCGTGATCTTGATACCGCGCTCGGTAGCTTCCTTCTGCGACCACTCGCCCGCCACCTTCTTAGCGTCAGTCATGTCAATCTCCTTAGAGATAAACACACGCAAAGGCACAAGCACCTTGGCCTCCACCAACTCTTTGGTTGTGACTGTTGAGATTACATTCTCATACACCCGACCTAACCCCTTAGTAAATGGCGTAGCCGTCAGGCCAATGACCCGAACATCAGGATTGTTGTTGATGAAATCAATCGTAGCTTGCCGCGTCTGATGCGCTTCATCCACGATCATAAGGTTCAAACCAGGGAACTCACCCCTTCTCTCTAACGTTTGAGCGGAGCAGACCTGAATGTTCTCATATGGCCTGTCCCGCCAGTGCCCCGACTGTAGTACGCCATGATCTATGTCGTACTTGTCTAGACGTAGGCTTGTCTGATCGCACAGAATAATCCTGTCCACGATCATCGCGCCCTTGTTACCCTTCTTCTTTGTGGCTTCTAGCAATGCTATCGCCATCTCTGTCTTGCCCGCCCCCGTAGGTGCGTAAAGGATTTGTCTCCGCGCTCCTGCGGCAAACCCCTTACGCAAGGCTTCCAATGTACTTGCCTGATACGGCCTTAGTTCTAGTCCCATATAAACTCCACTGTCAGCACACAAGCCTGCTGACTTAGGCTTTACTTACAAACCTGCCGCCTTGATTTTCTTCTGAAGCATGGCGACCTGCTTCTTTAACTGCCCGTTCTCAGTCTGGTATGAGTTACGGGTGATCTTGATAGCCTCCAACTCTGCCTCAAGCACACGGATTCTTTCCCTTAACTCTGCGATTTTTTCTGTCGCGCTACTCTTTTCCTCGGCAGTTCCACCCATCTGATTGATGGCTAGCTTGTCCTTTAAAACCTCATTCTCTGCGGCTAAAGACTCCAACAACTCAGCCTGTGGGTCGTACTTAAACTCCTCCTCAACTGGTGCGGCGGGCTTATTTTTGACAGGTTCATTGGTAGCTTTACGCTCAAATGTTTTGCCATTCTTTTCGTACTTAATCGTATCTCTCTTGATGTTTAACTCAGCTTTGATCTTGCGAACAAACTCATCAGATACCCTGCACTTCTCAGCAATCTTGCCGTTGCTCCAGTCTCCCCACTCAAAATCATTGAGCATATCAAGCACGTTCTTACGCTTGTCTGCATTGGTGCGTGGCAAACCATTGTCATAGTTGGCACCCTTAGAAAACAGGATGGCCTCCCGAAGTGTGCCAGTCACAACGTTGGAGTGTATGCTTGTCTTGCCTAGCTTCTTGGTAGCAAAGTAACGATGGAATCCATCAGCCAAGTAGTAATCAATACCATTGAAATAGACAGTCACCTCTGGGAACTTATCCCCCTGCGACATTTGATGGGCGTAAGTGTCGATCTGTTCCTGACTCATCTCAACGCGAGACTGGGTGCCGCAATCTATGCGGAGGGCATTTAAATTTAAGATCATTTGATTCCTCTCAGCGACCATCCCAATTGGAAGTAGTGCCATTTAGTTTGTATATTTGGGTTTGTGTAACGCTTGCCATTCCACAACTCCGCCACTTGCTTGGACTTTGTAGCCATAAAAGACTCAAAGACTTTTCTCACATCCGTTAGTTCTGTTTTCATTCCCTGCCCTTCCAAAAGTTAACCTCTTTCTGATAGTGACAAACCAGTTCTTCCAGCATATCTATGTACTTGCCATTCCAAGCTAGCTTGTCCCGCATTTCTTTCATTGCCTCTGTTTCAAGTGACGGGTCGCAGATTTGTGTGCCCAACATCCCGCGCAATACCACTTGCTCTGACTCATTTGGATACCGCCTTCCGGCACTTTCATCTCGTTGCATTTGTTGCACTCCTTTGTTTGATGGACTGGCTGTTTCCCGCCAATTGATAGTTGTTGCTTAACGAAACCATTCACTTCTTCATACTCCTTACGTAGACCGCAAAGCTAGCAGTTGTATCCCCGCCATTCTTCATGGCCTCAAACTCTTTAGCTACCTCCTCCAAAGTATCGTTCCTGATCTTGTTGGAGATGGGGTCAAGCTGACGCTGAATCATCTGCCGCTTACGCCAGCCCAACGCCCGCTCCCATATATTCAATTCAGGTTCTGACATGGAACTCCTTTCAGGTCTGGAAACATCTTGTCTACTTGCGCTTTGATCCTGTCGTTGCGCTCTTTAATCTTTGCCGCCCTCTCAAGGATGGGCGCAATAAGCCACGAGATTCTTTTGTTATGGCTCAGCTTTGCTAGTATTCTTCTTCGGTTTGCTCTTGCTTTCATCTTTCCTCCTGTATTCAATTACCTCATTCAGCAATCGCTCCATCTCGTCTGCCGCCATCAAATGAAAAGGAGTAATCGGTTTGTGGCTTGCAATTGAACGCATCATGGCAATGGTTTGCCTTGCCGTTCGTTCACTCAGCCTTGCCATTTGCTTTCTCCTTAGCATCCATGCAGTCTTTACAAATAAACTTGTGCAACCCTGCCATGATCCTGAGATAGCCGCCGTTCGGAGACTTATCTTTTTGGCACTTCCAACACATTTTCCACTTTTGGCTCATACGCTTTTCGTTTCTTTGTTGTCCTCTTAAAGCCGCAATGTTGCTTGCAAGAACATTTCCAAATCCAGTACCTCTCATGTGTTCTTCTCCTTGAGTTTGGCTTCGGTAGCTATTTGAACGTCTTCTGCATATTCGCTAGCCGTCATAAATTGGTTGTAAGCCACGCCGTTTCTAACGAGTTTGCGCTCCTCATGCGTCAGCCCTACCCACTCACTCTCAGCTTCTGTTACCAGTTGGGCAAAGCTTTCAAACTTCTCAATCTCCCTATTACTGGCGTGTCTGATAAAGCCAAGCCCTACCTTCTCAGCAACTTCAAATAGTTCATCGCGGGTCATACTGCTACCTTTCTGTCAGACCTTCTTTTGGTGACATCTTCCAAGTTAGAAGCGGCAGTGTTAATTGCTGGATTGCTCACCTTAATAATTAAATTATCGTAATCGTGCAACTCTATTTCGATGCCTATTGACTTAAAGAAATACACACAGTCCAAAAGAAAATCTGCATTTGCTTTCATTTCAAGAGTTTCGATCCGAGCAATAGTTGACTTGGCTACCCCCATCATTTCCGAAAAGTCTTGTTGATTGATCCCCGCCGCCGCTCTCGCAGTGCGGATGGCAACGGCGACCTTTCCATTTAAATCTGGTTGCAGTTCATCTAGTGTCATTGCTTCTCCTGTTGTAGATTTGTGTGCGATTATACACTAAAACACAGCTAAGTACAAAGAAGTTCAATAGTATTTACCCGTAGCCTGTAAAAAGGCATAGGTTCCCCAAGGGTGAGAAGCTCTCTCCCTCTCCCAGCGAAGCTCACTTGGGGCTTGCCTAGAGTACGCAGAACGTAGCGATTCGTCTGTAGCGGTCTTGTCTCACCATGTCCCACTACATTGTCCAGTCCCTCGCTAACAGGCTGGGCGGCTTTTCCTGGGGGTGTGACCAGTGCCGGTGTTCTCTTCCGCGCCACCCATGCAGGTGCTTGCTATCGTGCGGAGTACGGCTGTCGAGGGAGGAGGAACTAAGTCGGCTCACATAAAGCAGTGTAGCTTTTGCATTTCGTCTGACTTTTAAATCTGCGGAGGCGCTAACCCACCGCCCGACCTAGTTCCAAAATAAAAAAGGCTGTTTAGAAGTGCGTCCGGTAGGAACCTTGCCTAATATCTCTCGCCACGAAAGTATTAGGTAAGGCGGAACGCACATCTAAACAGCCTGATTCATTGCTTCCTACGGCAACGAGCGGAATATATCAAACGCTAATAGGCTTGTCAATAGTTCATGGGAATTTACCGGACTATTACCGGACTATTACCGGTCAAATACGACACGGTGTCGCTTTTGGAGATGTTGGTGGGCACATGAAGCAGTGTTCTGTAAAAACCGAACTAAGGAAATACAAGCGGCGCTAACCCGCTTACCACCAACACGACTGGAGACTGAAGCCAGCGGCAACTGGAGATTGCATAGGCTGAAACTCTGCAACCTTTATCCGACGATCCCCATGCGTGATGCCTCTGAAAAAAGTGGCCCCGATTAAGGAGCCACAAAACCAATCAAAGGAAAAAAGCAACCAACAACCAGCCCTCTGGTATGAGCATATATTACTTGACCCATTTGATAATTTCAAGTGCTTGTTCAACAGAATTTACAATAACTAGCATTCCACCACGCCATTCGTTAAAGAACTTCTGCTCCGGCTCGGTCAGCTTCCTCGCAGACGGAACCTTGTCCCCATCCTTAACTTCCATCAGGATGGTGTACCCCTTGTACCCAACCAGGAGATCAGGTATCCCGTCACCCTGAGAAATAATCCGCACGACCGCGCCAGCTTTACGCAAGGCATCTACGATCTTGTTCTGGTTGGCATCTATTCTGTTGGCGTATCTCATAGCATCTCCTGTCTGATGCAAATATTTTATCATACCTGTTGCAAGTTACAATGTATCAGGTATAATCACCACACAACAATCACACAGGAGTAACCATGAAAGACAAACTAGACCCATCATCCATGAACATGGCTAAAGCGTTAGCTAATGATTTTGGAGATCAATTGATTGAATCAAGAGTACCTTTGCAGGTCAAAGTAAATGCCACCGCAATACTTCATGCGTCGATTTGCTATTCCAATGGACTGGATATGCACACCGCCGTGGAAGCAGTGATGACTGTTTATAAGCAAATGGAAAAACATTTGGGCAAGCCATGAAATTTACTAACAAGTTCAACCTGCCGCAGACATTTGTCAATGTCATCCACCGCCCGACCTACTCTAAAGGTAAGGCGCACATCTCTGCCACAGAGATCATCAACTCACCCCGCATCGTTCAGCTTAAGAAGAAATACTGGGACGAGATAGAGCAAGACGCAAGCGAGATGGTCTGGTCACTGTTCGGCTCTGCCGTCCACAACATCTTGGAACACGGCAAGGGTGACAACCACGTAGTCGAGGAGCGTCTTCACCTTGAGTTTGAGGGGTGGAGAATCTCAGGCGCTATTGACCTGCAAGAAGTAGAACCCAACGGCACGATCACTATCTCAGATTACAAAGTCACAGGTGCATGGGCAGTGATGAATGAGAAGGATGACTGGCACCGCCAACTGAACATCTATGCTTGGATGGTGGAGAAGGTTAAGAAGGTACCAGTCGGTAAG